ATTGAGCTAGAATCACCAAAATCGTCAATGCTGATACTTGGCGCATAGAACACTGTGGTAGTACCGTCGCCTGTGGTGGTGTCACTGATTACATAATCTTGCATGGATTCTGGGCCAATGTTACCACGGCCTATGTCATACACATATGATCCTGCATTGTGGCTAGCAATGCCAGTTCCAGCTGTACCACGCAGTAGCCCCCTTAAGGAGTTGTCGGCTAAGTTGCGAGTGCGATAGGTAATTCTCTCACCGTTAATAGTTATTACACCAAGATTGCCTGCCGCAGGGTCTGGGTTGTCTAGTGCCGCAGCATTGGTCACGTAGATAGTATCTGCGGCAGCACTGAGAGCTTGAGCTAATTGAGTTGTAGTCTGTTTAGTAATTCTATAGGTAGCCTGTACTCCGCGCATGTCTTGGAAAATGCGGAATCCAATAGCTTCAGGTACTACAGAATTAGTGCACTCAGTTGCAACTACAATATCACTGGCTTCAATGGCGCCAGATGCCAAGATCAAATACTGACCGTCAACAGTGTAATCTTGTCCTTCAAACAGTCGGAAGCCGTTGAGTGTAACCCACAATCTACCAGCGTTGATTCCTGTTCGCAGTAAATCAAATTCATTGGTAGGAATAGCAGTACACACAGTGTAGTCATAAGTGCCAGGTGCACCGCTTAAAGTACCAGTGTCATAGTCTGTGCTGTCGTAGGGCTCGTTAATGGTGACGCCTGTGGTTACAGGGCCAACCCAAGTCAAGGTCAATAGTTTTTGTTGTGCAGTGTCGTTCCAGCTGGTCACTGTAAATCTGTCACCAAGATTTACTGGTGCGATGAGTTCTACAGAACTACCAACAACATTATAATCAACCACAGTGGTAATTGCAATTAAAATTTCTAAGCCCGAAGCTGGCGGTGAGTTGAACACCACTTGACGGCCTGGAACTTCGCTACCGTCCCAGTTTGTAACGCTGTAATCACCAGCAACTGCACCAAAACTTTGTACTTGTAAAACATTATCAACCCAGACATTTACATCTGTTTGTGCATCAATAATTTGTTGGCTGTATCCACTTCTTTGTGGCAAACCAAAACTCATTGAACTATCATCGCCAATCCACTCTATAGAAGCAGCTGGTCGTAAACGTACTCCGTTCTTGGTCACAACAAGATTGGGTGCATTGGTGCCGGTCAGTGTAGCTGATAAGTTTAAAGTTTGGGTTGAAACTAGATTAGCATCAGCTACAAAGTTTTGTACAACTGGCGTACTCCAAGAATATTGGGACGGTGTTGTAAAGCCTAATACAACCAATGCAACATTGTCTGTGGTGTTGATTGTAGTATTCCAGGTGACTTTGCTCTCCAATGTAGGCACAAAAGCAAACCAATATTCTACATTGGTTATTTCAATACCCACAGGCACATTTTGCAAGGCCCTGTAATAGGTACTGCTGTTTTTAACAATGTCAAGTTTTACATATGAATTGTTAATAACCCATGGTACACTGTCAATATAAGGTGCCCATGTTACCCCAGTCAAAGATTCACTATTAACAAAAGTAACTGCATTCCAAATTTCAGCACTATTCACCGGCACAATAACTGAAGATCCAGCTTCAGTACCAGTGTAGTTTGCTCTAAACAACTGGCTGCCGCCGCCAACTTCGTACACACTGATGTTTATGATATCACCAGAGGATGCATTAGTTATAACTTCAATAGTTTGATCATTCCAGTTGACATAATAGTCAAGCTCTTGAGTCAGATCAATCCCAGATGTTACATTGCTCACTATGATTTGCACTGGATGATCTACCACGCCTTCCCAGCTTAGTATGGAAGTAATTGCTGGATTGTAGGTATATCGAACTGTGGCAATTTGGAAACCATGTCCATCACTTTGCCAGTCAGATCCAGGGCGAGTAAACACTCGCATGTCTAGTGTGTCATATTCGCTGCCGTTGACCAGTTCTTCAGGTGCGTGTCCTTCGTAAGGACCAATGAATTCACCACCGTTGACATTGATACTGGTAAAAGTTTCTCCCAGTGTTAGATCCGTAAATTCGCTTTGATATTGCGCATCCAGTGGTACGGTTCCCAAGAAATAGTCGCCCCAAACTTGCACGCCTGGATAGTCAACGCCATCAATTAACAGTGGCAATTCAAGGCCAGGTAAATTTACTCCAGCAACATAGAATCCCATGGTACGATCTACACCTGACAACTCACTGGCAGGAACTTGGTCCCAATCTTCTAGGTTGAATGATGGTCCTACGTTGGCCGAGCTTCCATCTGAATTGTCAGCCCGCCACACACGGTCATCGTAACGTACCAAGGTACCATTTTCGTAAGTACCTGTGGGAGACCAAGTCAACACTTGTGTTTGGTACTGGAATCTATCATACTTGATAACTGTACGGAAGTCTCTTACTAGATCATTGGTTAAGCGCACATAGGCTCTTGCACCTGTGCCGTTACCACCTTCAAACAACACTGTGGGAGTTGAACGATATCCTGAACCATAGTCAGTGATGTTTACTGCCACAACCTGACCAACACTGTTGATAACTGCTACACCAACTGCTGGCGTGACAGCATCACCCACAATGGTAACTTGCGGTGCTGCTTGATATCCAGTGCCTTGGTTAACCATGACAATTTCACTCAAACTCAACAAGTAGTTGCTGTACCATTGCGAGTATGGCCACTCTTGCCAAACTGTGCTGCTGACCGGCAAATCACTCTTGTCATTGCTGATCTCTGCTGTGCCATGATCATAAGGTAACAATATTGGGCTGGTAAACTGTGGAATCTCTAGACTGGTATTGTAGTAGGCTGGCACATCAAAGTCAGACATGTCTCCAAAGAAAGTGTTCAGGCCATTATATTTGAGGTTGAACTCACGAACTTGCACGTGATAAGGTTTGACTTCTTGAATATAGTCAGAAACAAATTCTTGGTTGTCTCGCACATAGTTCTGGAATGGCAACAACTCACGGATTCTGTGGTCAACGTCAATGAGAGATGTTTTAATCAACCACTCTGGGGCGGAGAATTCACTCAGCACAAAATTAAACATCAGCACCAAAGCTCGGTTGCGTTCTATTGCAAGATCATCTATGAACAATTCTTCGTTGATGGCCTGAATTATTTTGCGAGTTTCAATTACAGGTTCTTGATCAAAATACTGTGCATCAAACACTTCTAGGTCAAAACCAAATCGTCCCAGTGCATAGTTCCACAGTTCTTCAGAAAACTCTATAGTACCGTCTTGCAAGACCACACGACTCCAACCAGTGTCTTCAAGCAGGTAAATTTCAAACTTGTTTTGAGCATTGGCAGTGACCCGCACACTGCTGCCTACTGGTAAACTCAGTGTACTCAAGGCGCTGTATGTGGACACTTCAGCCACAGGCTTGATGCTGTTGTTATACCCTGGACGATACCAGTTAATATAACTCCAATAGTCTGGTGTGTTGTAATTTTGCACACGAGTTAGAATCAACTGTCGGCCTCCCAACAATATTGGATCAGCTTCAACTGTGTAGATTGACCACAAGCCTCGATTGTTTGAGTCAGTAACAACCAAATAACGATAACCCAAGGGCACAGTATAGATATTTTGGAAACTTAAAATTTCCAAGTTGGCCACACGCAGGTCCCACAGTCCGCTATTGGCGCTGGGTTCAGGCTCAGCACTGTTTAACAACACAAAACTGCGGCTTTCGCTGATGGGGTACTGTGCTAATACAAAATTGGCTCTTGTGAAATAATTACGCAGGGCTTCAAAACGATCCACAAACATACTTTGTCGTGGTCTGAACTGTATGCCATATCTTTCTGCCACATTCAAATTAGGGTCAGGAACTTTGTTACCAAACGTATCAATTCCACAGAAACTATCTTGCAATTTACGATACAAGTTTGCGCTCAAGAATCCATCAGCTCTGTCTTGAGCAATGAGTTCGTATTCTACGTGAACATTGTCGTTTGTGAATTCGCGATCAAATTCAATGTTCAAGATAGTGTCTTCAGCTTCAATCAAAGTTTCGCAATTATACAACGCAATAGTGCTGGCATTGATTGGTGCAATATATGCAATACCACTTGATCTTGGATTGCTGATATATTGCGATACAACGCTGATGGCTAGAGTTTTTCCTTTTTGTGTAGCAACGTCTGTTAGACCGCGGACCCAGAAGAAGTATTGGGTACTAAATGTGCCATCAGTGCTGAGTACTGAATTAATGCTATAACTCACTGTGTCATGCAGAATACCTGGACCAGTGTAATTGGCCGGTGGTACTGGACTCACAATCCACTGATACACATCAACGCTGGATCCAGGAAAAATTTGTCCCCAACGACGGCTAGCGTACACAATGTCATCTTGGCTGGGATCAATAAATCTCACTGTGCTAATATCCCACCATACTTCACCTACATGTTCTGCGCCCCAGGTTGTGCCACGAATGTTAACAGGACCTGCATTGTAGCTAGCAGGATCTACAGCACCAATGTAATCAATATTTTGCTGTGCGGCACCTAGTATTTTGCCCTGCAACGGATTGAAAAAATCTAAAAATTCAGTCTTGGCCGATGTCACGCGGTCATACAAGAACACCCCGTTGAGCAATCTAACATCCACTGTGGGCTGTTCGCTGTTTATTGGTACCCAGCTAGGAGTACGTGTTTGATTTTCAAACACAAACACACTGCCAAAGTTAGCAGATGATGAGTCTTCAAAGTCATTTCCGGGCGCACCAATCATTAGATTACCAGAAGTGTAATTTACTGCTACGCCAAACTGATCATAGCTGTCAATGCTAACATTTGAAATTTGATCACCAAATACAAACTTACCTGGGTTGCTCACACTCATGCTTGAGCTAGGCAAGTAATTAAACGTATAGGCTGCGCCGCTTTGTGCAATCACAGAGAAGAAGATAGTGGCGCCAGCGTCAAAGTCAGTAATGCCATCATCAAATATTGTTTCTAAATACAAGGTACCTTGCGGAGCACCCACTACCAAATTTGTAGCAGTAGTATCAATGCTCAGGCTTGATCCAAATGCTGCGTAGTCAACAGGATACGGACTTTCAATAGTTTGTGTATACGCAAAGGTGTTAAATCCTAAATTATAGAAAGTAGATCCTACACTACCAGGGGCCACTTGTAGTTTATCGCCCACTGGCGCTGCACCGCTGTTTTTTACGCTGAGAGTCAGATACCCATCAGTTGACACTGTGGCAGTAACGTTGGGAACTTCGGCATTAATGGCTGCTGCCAACCCTGCAACATTTTGATTGGGCGCATTAGGCACTGCAACATCAATGTTGTTGACGCGAATAGTTTCGCCAGAAATCAGAGTAGGGTTGGGTGTGATTGCTGTGATAACCCCGTAAGTACGTGATTGGTTAACTTGACGTTCAACTACACCACCTTTGAAAATTTGCACACTGCTTTGTGGCGCACCTGCATACAAACTACAATTGTAGTTACACAATGCTACGGCAGATCCATAATTGCTAAATTCGGCCACTGTGTTCTGTGATAAAGTTTGTACCAGTTTAAATTGATTGGTTTCAATCTGCACCTCGTCGCCCACAGCCAAATCAGCATTGAGAGTTACTGTATTGCCACTAACAGTGAATGTGTTGGGAAACGATGAAGTAGCAGCAGCCTCATTGATCAGGAATACATTATTGACCAATACACTAACTGGAGCGGTCACTGTACCAAGCACAGTGAAACTAATTGAACTGGGATCAGTCCCGTAGATAAATCTTTGTACATCACGATCGTAAACATACACTGCACCAGCCTCGCTCTGGCTATTCACTGTGGCGTCAGGTGCTCCTACAATGAGAGTGCGGCCGTCTGTGCTGCAACTAATGGTTTCACCAAAGCGAACATTGGTGCCGCCTAGAGTAATAGTATCTACATAGGTAAAATACGACTGTGCTCTAGCTGCAATAATAGTGCCTTGGGCAGGACTGTTTAAGAAAGTGATATCTTTAGTTGAACTGTTGAAAGTGTAATCAATGTTGGGTCGTTGTAGCACTTCGTCAACTAGTATGGTAAAACTATAAATGTTGCTGACTGTAAACAAATATTCGTTTAGTGAGAACGTTGTGGCCAGTGCAGGTGGTGTATATGCAATGGTAAATCCAGTGATGCCACCTGTGCCATCAACACTAGTAATAGTCAAAGTGATAGGGTTTGTGCCGCCAAAGCTGGCGCCGGCAATGGTTATTGTGTTGGTTACTACATAACCAGATCCTACCGCAAATATGCTAACGCTACCAGCATCGCTACCAGGTTGGCCTACTTCTCCGCGTGTGCGAACAATGGTAAAGGCAGCATTGATTCCTGATCCACTGGTTGAAGTTTGTGGAACATTATAATAAGTTTGTCCGTCAAGTTGTTTACGGCCCAATCTGCGAATTGTAACTACACTGTCAGCTGGTGGCACAGTAATAAAATTCACAGCAGTGTAAGATGCATTTACAGTGTAATTTGTGCCAAGCAGATACAATGTATCATCCACAGTAACACTGATTTGAGTATCAGCATTGATTTGAATTGTGTTAGAAATTTCATACGTAGTTGAATCACCGTCAGACAACGAACGTATAAATTGATCTTGCCAATCAACTTTACCATAGGCATGTACTCGATTATTGCCCGGCTCACCTATGTACATCCAGCGTTCGTCTTGACTCATGACCACACTGTAACCAAACTCACCTTGATCAACTGATACAGATCCTGGAGTGGTCAGTAGTTGCCACAAGAAGTAAGGGTTAGCGCCAGGTTGAGCTGATCCTGGATCTTTGTAAATCACAGCCACATAGCCATTATTGGCCTGGCTTGCTGATCCCAAACTAGCACTGGCGCCTGCCACTGCCCAGTCACGTTCACCAAAGTCTACTGCATTACCAAATCCTCTGGTACCGGCTACGCCCAGGGTAAGAATTGCATCACCATCAAGCAACGGGCTGATTGGAATGTACTGATCCGCAGTGCTTTTAACATATACATAGACTGCACCTGTTGCAGTGCCACTGCCAAATCCATAATATGGGCTGCCAACCAAAGCAGCAAAACGATTTAATGCCTGGGCCACACTGTAACCATAGCGTTCGTTGGCATCAAGATTTTCTGGGGCCAGCGTGATTACATCGCTAAACACTTTCTGTTTTTCTAGCACTTGCCATTTGCCTGTGCCATCGTCGTCTACCCAAACTCTAGCTCCGGGCAAGATGTCATTGGCATACGGTAGTGTGCCCACGTCAGATGCTTGCGATACTCGCATGGTTTGCAGTGTAAATGCTAGGCCTGTGCCATTGATTACTGTGCGATTTCCAAGTGGTACAAACGCAATGGTTATCTTGGTCAAGGATGGTACTGTCAGTACTTGATATACTCCATCAACTTCAGTATCAAAATACTTGATAATAATAGTATTGCCAACACTCAGTCCATGCTGTTCAGTGAAAATAGCAATGCTGGTACCATCAAGGTTGTCACAGATATGACTGATAACCCCAGGTACATGATTTGTTCGATAAATGTTCCAGTCATAGTCATTTACTTTGGCCACCCAAATACTGGTGCCATTGTAAATGTTATTGATTTCAGCTTCAAGGCTAGCAGGATTTGTTAAATCAAAAACTGTGACGTCAACGTCATTAAGATTTACATATCCAGCAGATGGTAATGCTGTGTCTGTGGGGACATCATATGTTTCGGGCAATATGTTTGTGCTGGTAAGTTTATAACTTTGTCGCCAAATATCACTTAGTAAAATAGCTTGATCAGCCTGGCTTGTTTGTTGTGGGAAGACCACTTGTACCAAGCTAGGGCTGGCGCTGAGTAATGCACGGTTTAATCGCAGTTCAAAGAAACTGCGGTTAGCATTGGCGCCGTACACTGCACGTTGTACTGCCCAGTTTTCATAGATGTCATAATTTCCAGCTTCTTTGCCAAGGTTGGTATTAGAGAACAGCTCTGCTGCAAGAATAGTACCTTTGCTACCTAGGAATTGTCGATAAACATTGACCTGACTAACATCGTCAAGATTCAATGCAGCCATGTATTGGCGTGGGCGGAATCCGATCAACCCATAGCTCAAAAGATCATTGTCACCTTCAAGATTAGCATTGTTAAGATTGTAGCTGTTGGCCAGCTGGTTGGCTTTATTGGCCAAGTTTGGCAATAGTCCTAGCTCAATCTGTGTATAATCGCTTTGTACCCAATCGTTGTAATTGAACAGCGCACTAGGTTGCACAATGGTCAACGCTGACCAATAGGTATTTTTGTACTTGACAATTTCGCCTTTGCTATAAGTGCGCAGGCCAGTCCATTCTTCAACATTATTTTGGTTGAGTATGAAACCTTGTGCGTCTACACTGCCATTCCACTCAGTGGTTGTGGCGGCCACAATATTCAAACGACTCTGGCGTGCACCAGTGACTGGCTCATAAATTAAATCGCCGAACACTGACACATTGTCCAACACAATCATGTGTTCATAAGCGGTGTATTTAATATCAATAAAACTCAGAGTTTGGTCATTCAATGGTTGCACAGTGAATGTGTTATCAAAACGCACAATGTTAAGATTGCGTGTAGATAATTCTCTACGATTTTGATCTAGTAATAAATCTTCGCTGGTCTGAGCACGAATGCTGTCTACTACACCATCAGCTTTGGTAACTGATAAACTAAACGCCAAGGGGTTTAGATTAATTAGTGCATCTTCTGACCAGCCCTGTTGGCTCCAGTATAGAAATTCTGTTACCATCTGTTGCCAGGTCAGTACATAACCATTGGCTTGATTTGTAAATGTTAGTCCTTGTGTTTCTAAGAATCTACCATAACTTAACAAAAAGTCAGCGACACTAGACAAACTACTAAAAATAAACCCATATGGTACTTGTACCACAGTTTTGGTATAAACAGTGGGTACTTGAACTGAAACACCGGCTGCTGTAATAGTTTGTAGTTTGCCTGCTGGTACACTTTGCAAAACATTAAAGTATGGTTGAGTGGTGCTGTAGCCACCTACTGAATATCCGCCTGCTACTCGTTGAACCAATACAGAACTATAACTGGTTCTATCAAACGGTTGATTCTTATACAACAACAAATTATAACTTTCGTCAGGAATCAAGAAAGTAGTATTTGTTGAACTAGGGCTGGTCTTTTCTGTGTAAATTTTAATGTACTGTTTGTCTGAAAAGCTTGCCATTCGATAACATAAACGTACATCAAGATTGGCCAAATCAGCAGTGAGGTCTTGTGTAGAATCTAGTCCAGTTTGACGATTGTAGTCCACAATCCAGTCAATATAGCTGGCTTTGGATACACCATTGCCGTAAACTTCAATGCCGTTAGTATCAAGACGATAACGGTTGTTGTAGAGATATTGATCAAATTCTGCGTTGTAACGATACAAATCTCTATCTGCAAACAGCGCAAAAAACTTGGCTGGTTTTGTCAATGCCAACAGTCTCATTACAGCAAAAGGATATGCACTTGAATTCCACCAAGAGGCTTCAACTGGTCCGCCATCACCAACACTCCAACTCTTGCGGAACTGTTGTGGATCGTAAGTGCTGACCACACTTTGCAAAGGAGCCAGTAATTCGCCTTCGCTACCAGTTGGAATTACTTGTCCAAGTCCAGGTCTAGCAAATTCTGGTAAAATATAAGGTGCAATTGGGTCGCGCACCAAACCAGCTTCAAGGTCATCCCAAAGCACTAAGTTATCTGCGGTGTATGGGGCGGTGCCATAAGTTTCATCCCACCAGTCTGGTTTAATACTGAATCCCAGCATTTCCCAGGGCGTAAATTCAGGTTGCTGAGTATCATAAAAATATCGATAGATACCGCGCCAAGCGCCCAACAAGTTCTCACTATTAAGTCGATTCTGAGCTTCGCTATAGTTGTAGGTAAATTCGTTTGTGGCAGAATACTGTTGCTCTTTGTAGTCCAGTTTGTTCCATGCAACATAGCTTAAAAAGTCTTGTGCTAGAATATTATTAACGGCAGATGCAGAAAATCCAGTCTCACGGAACTGTCCAGGTATTACGTCATACGCTGACAGCGGAACAGGGTTTCCATCTAATTTTAAGTTGTTGTAAATTCTAGTTTCAAACTCCAACAGCACATTATCTCTGATGTCACCAAAAGTTTTTGTTACTGACCCATCATGTCCTATGATAACTGTTTGATCACCTTTGGCAGTTTTTTGCACAACCACAGCAGGTTCCCAGGCTTGGTACAGTCCCAACTTGGTGGGTGTGTTGGGCACAAAATTGCCATATGTTTGCGCATATTCACGAATGGTAATTGCATCGCCCACGGCCAGTGTCACAAGAATAGTCACACGTGGTCCGTCTGTGGCCACAACGTATTCTAAGTCACGAGTGAGAATTTCATTATTGAGATACACGTTCATGCCAAGGTAGTTGGCAGATTCGTAGTTGTAAACTTGCAATGTATCAAACACATTAGAAGTAATAAAACTCACAGTGTAGTTGGTTTCGTTGTACACAGCGCCACTAGGCACCATGTCACTCCAATAAAACGGCTGTGTTTCTACTTTGCCTAGTGTGATGGTCTCCATGGCAGTGTCAAGGATATCAGCAGTGGTTCGGAAATTAATTTCTTGACTAAGCACTGCATCCAGCATCTGGTACTTGAATTTGATGTATTCCTGACTGTTGTAGTCTAGTGAATTAAAAATATTAAATTGGGTACTGCGTAAGAAATACCCAGCTACGGTCAGTGGCGCAGCCTGTTGCAAAATGGTTAAACCATAAGGACCAATATTGCCAAGGTCTCTGGTATTGTTGTCACCTGAGATTGCACCTGAAATACTTGGCAGATTCTCGCAAATACTTTGGTATTGCTGACGTATTGTGCCCAATGTAAATTGATTGCTATTGCCGTTGAGCGGATTGTTCTCAAGGTTAATTGGCACCTGGTAGAAAGCAACTTGACTGGTTTGGTCACTTAGCACCAAAACTTCAATTATGTCGCCAGGCACATAGATTTCTTTAAGAGTAATAAATGTACTATTGGTAGTTCTAGTGTAGGTATATTTGCTAGGTTCTTGAAAAGCTGATCCTACGTAAATTTTAATTACAGGCACTACATCTGTATCATTGACTCTGACGTCAAGATTTAGAGTACTGGTGGAATATGTAAATTTAAATTGTTGGTATACTTTGGTAGTTGTTACTGCATTTTGCCAGCCAATCAATCGTTGATATGCTGTACGAGTTTCATACTCCCGAGCTGTTCCAGAACTGAGAGGCAGTGTAACTGACACGTTGTCAAGTGTGTAGATAAAAGAATCTTTGTACAAATTATTATCAAATACAATATCGCCAACGTTTTGTAAATTAAGATACTGCAACGGAAATTTCAACACTACGTCAAGGATACCACTGTCGCCCACAGCATAGCTAAACAACTTACTGCCTAAAAAGTCTGAGCTGGGGTATGTGGCTCTATCACCAAAACTAATACCATTGGCATCATATACATTGAATAATGGCGCTTGTTGTACACCAGTTTTTTGTTGTGCTTCAAACCAAACTGTACCATCGTACCAAAAAGTTTTGCCCTTGCGGTCAGTTCCATCTAAACACACCGTACACTGGTCAGCTAGAATCAAAGCGTCTGACGCAGGTACTAAGTGTATAACAGGTTGTCCAGTATAAGGTGATGGTATAGGTGGGGTTGAATCCGGTGATACAAATTGCACTACCCAAATTTTATTTCTTACGTTGACATCTTCGTCAGCAGCAAAAGTTACTCTTGATCCATCTACTAGAGTATAGCCATCTACTGTGTAACCAGTACTGCCTTCTACATTGCTGAAAGCATCAGTTTCTTCAAAGTCAATGATGTCAATTGCGACTTTACCGTCGGTTCCCATGTTGAACAAACGGATTCCTGGTCGGAACTGAACAACTGGACGCTTGGCTCGATATGCATTGTCAAGAACCGCCACAGTATTGTTATAGTCTGCTGTAGAGTTAATGACATCAATGTGGAACCAACGATTGCTACGTGACCATGCATTTAGATCTTTGCTGGCTCGGTCAATAGTTAGATAATCTAGTTCGTCAGGCTCAGTTGCAATGGTACTGTCGTTTGCATCAACAACATAGCTTTCTGGGGTTACAAAATTTGAAACTGGTAGTAGCTCAATACTAGATCCTACACCAGCCACATAGTATTCACGATTGGTAATGGTCACACCATTCATGGTACCACTGCCAGTCAATAAGTTAACTGGCAATCCGCCTAGAGTGGCGCTGATGCTGAATTGATATGCACTGGCTATGGTACTGACATAGTATGTATAGCCTGCTGACAAGCCGCCCAATGTAGTGCCAGTAAACACAATCTGCTGACCTTCGTACAGGCCAGCAGTGCTGATGGTTGTGATATAGTTGGTGGCGCTGTTGGTGTTTGAACACACAATAGATCCTGTGCCAGACCCATAGCTGGCAGGATATATATCGCCTGTGAATCTAACTTTTAAGCCATTGGTAAACTGCACGCCATTGGCTGAGGTGTATTGTTGTTGATCCAGAATGTCACTAATGTATAGTGTGCTACTGTCAGTTTGATCCAATAGTTTGATTGTACCAAAAATTTCTGGATCAGTACCATCTTGATAGTACAATGTGTCCATGGTAGCAGTTAGCAATGGAATTTGTGAAAATTCGCCAGCAGCAGTTTTGTACCAGTTGGTACTGCTGTATTGTGCACCATAACGAATAGTAAATTTTTCCAAATTAGCAACTGTTGCAGTTTTTGCCAATTGCATGTAAGTGTATCCGTTAGCAGTTACATAGTTAATGGTGTAAATTTGATAGCGATCTTCAGGCAATATTTCAGTGACTTGATCAAACGTTGTGGTATCATAAGTTCCAGGTAGAGCCTCATTGGATACCCCGGGTGCTACAGGATCAAACAATGTAGTACGTAACCAGCCGCCGCCTTCAGCATCTTCAATGGGATTGGTAAACACCAAGGTACGACCGTTGAGATAGGTAATACCATCAATACCGTTATAGGTATTGATAAACTGATCCACAGGTTGATTGTTGATCTGATCAAATTTCATTGAGGTCAACAAGTCAATGGTGCCAATGTCTGCTAGATTATAATAAAAATCTTGTGCAGTTTTGTATGGTACATCAAATATGATAGTGCCAAGGTCTTCACCGTTGTTTGAAACCCCTAATACATCTCTGCTGGAAATGTTGGGTGTAGCAGGAATTTGACCAGAAATACCCGGGTTGGTCTGAACCCAAAAGCCTGGACCTGTACCAGGTGTGCCATCTACAATCTGCAACATTCCATTCATGTTGGGCTGATTTTGTGAAGAATAGTACAGTGTGTCCGGCGCATCCTGCGGGACAACAAATGTCACTAGACCTAATATAGCTCCATTGCGACTTACTCCGGAGTCATAGCTTTCGCCTACGCCAGTTGTGGGTGCTGTTTTAATCCAGAATGGATATGCCCCAGTCAATGCCAAATTAAACACGTAGGTGTTGCCACGAGCCAGTGTCAGTGTAGGGTTGTTTTGGAAATCAATATTGTATGCTGTGGTTCCAGTGTTTTTTACACGATAGTTCACAGTTTCTTTGGCATTCTGTGCTACTTGGAAAGTGTAACTGCCGCCGCGCACCAATTCAATTTGTGGATTTTCGCCAGGCACACCCGAGAAGGTGTAAACACCGTTTTCTCTAGTCACAACAAAATTGTCGCTGAACGGCACGCCGGTTGCAGCCACATCTACAGTGTCAGGTCCATTAGGCAACCAGTAATACTGTGCAAAGTTTACAAAAGCATCATAGTCTATAAATGGGTCCCAAGTATAGTAGTCACTTTCGTACAACAAGTCTGGTCTGCCGCCGTTGCCACCTTGGAAAGAAATAGCATCAGCCATGCCTGGATAGGTAATGGCATTTTTAATATTGTTAGTGTCAGGCTCAAGGCTGATTACACCAGGTTCCAATTGATAATTGGCTCTGGTGGCACTGGGCTCAACCACATACTTGTCGTTGGGGTTGACGCCTGGGCCTACACTGCGACCAATGTAGCCCTGTGTTTTCTTAAACTTAGGTTCCTGAATCAGTTGATCAAGTGTGGCAGCCAAAAATTGTTTGTTGGCATCAGTTTGAAAAATTTGTGGAAGGAAGTCAACGCTTCTTATTTTGGCCATTAAATTACTCCACTGCCTGGCGCAGTACGCAAGTTGGTACTGGTAAGGGCTTCAATCACATCAATGTTGTCAATGGTTGCACCGTTTGCAAATATTTCATTGGGTTGACTGCGAATTTCGTACAAGTCACCAAAACTCTTTTGTGGGTCCAAAGGTACTAATACTACAGAACTAACAATGGTACCTAACTGTCTGTGAAGGTATGCTCCCAGTTCTGAAAAATAGAATGTGTCACCAAAGTTCCACTTGTCAATACTAAAGTAGTTGTTCATTTCGGCCAACACTGCGCTTTTGATTTCGCTGGTACTGGCTGTGCTATTCTGTGCACGAATCACTTTGATTGTGGCACGTAACGTAGAGGCTGCCTTGGCGCCAAACAACGGTTTGAAAACAACTGAGTTTAACACAATGTTGTCAGAAATCATTTTGTAATCTTGCAACTTTTGGTATTCAGTATTGAGATCGTCAATTGATGGTGGGCTGGGCTCGGTCACAGTGCCTGTAGTATCTTGCAACCAATTTTGATATGTTGTGTAGTAACTTTGTGTAACCACGTACAAATCAATAATGTTAGTGGTGCCTGGATCAATTCTTGAAGTCAATGGTGCATTATGACGGTATTGGAAGTAGAGGCTTTGGCGGCCACTTCTAGCAATCCAGCCAGTTACTTCATCAAGAACCAATACTCCAGTCACAGTTTGACTAAGTTCATAAAACTTTTCATCAGTGTAGGCATAAAACACCTGTCCAGGACTCCACTCTGACTTGACTAATTCAATGTCATCTAATGTAGCATAGTCACTGTTAACTACGCCTGGCTCTACTAGCAAGTAACGTTGTAAGTTGTCAAAGTCCACAGTTTGCTGTAAGAACACCCAAGGTGAGCTGGTACTAGCCACTGTTGGTACTGTACCTACAATTTCTTGGAAGAAATCTGGATTGTCAGGCACACCGTCGTTGTCACTGTCACGATAACTGACCAAGACTTGGAAATCGTCAACGTATCCGTCACTCTCAACTGGCTGACCAACAATGGTCATAATGATATCGCCTTCAAGAGGTTCAGTTGAGTCGGGCTGTGTGTTAACTGCCAGCACATTGATAAAATCTTTGATTACTGTGCCTGTGCGGCTGTCGTAAATTTGCCCGCCTTCATAGTAGAAAAATCTAGTTTGAAGCACACTGCCAAAATTATACTGCAACCCACGGAAAGTAATTGTGTAGTTTTGATTCTGTACAGTAAATTGTATTAACCATGAAGCATCAAGGTTAGCACCAGAAGTGTTGCCTGCATAGGTCTGACTCCAAGGAGCATTGTCGTCAAGATTGGTGGATGTGATAAGGTACCAAGAGTACGCACTACCAGTAATGCTGCCGTCACTGTCATAGCCAAGACCAAAATTGCGGAACAACACAATCTGTTCACTCATGGCAGTTTCAATGCTGAGCGGTAAGTCAGTAATAAACAGCGGTATCACAGTGCTAATAATTGCACCTGTGGGCACAAAGTTATTGAGTGTGATTGGACCAGCGCCATTGGTCAAGTTGCCTAGCCCAGCATTCATGCCATCACCAATAATTTGTAAAGGACTAGCCCAAATTTCCAAACGCTCGTCGGCCTTGGTAGGAGTACCCAACTGTAGTTTGTTGTTGCGATCAAAATAGTATCCAGTAGGCGGCACAAATTTAATCAGACTACCAACCAAGGCAAATCTAAACTGTGAGGTTGAATCTTCGCCAACTGGTATAGGATTGCCTGTACTGTTTTTAAAGTAACCTGTAGTTTCGTTGGCCAAGGTGGTGCTTTGACTCCAGGTAGCATTGGCAGCCCAGACTATGCCTGGTGGCAGTGTGCTTGTGGCAGTTTCGCGTGGAAAGTTGGCATAGTAGAACTGCCGCATAGAATACTCAGTCAGTTGTGGTTGCACCTGATTGGTAATTACGTCAGCAATTTCATTGCGATTAGTCCAACTAAACAATATAGTTGGCAGTATGTTTTGTTCCCACAACCCGCCATCACTTGAAAAAGTGTTAGTTGATGAGTACTTGCCAGTGTTGTCCACAAGGTCAAGATAGCGACTAGTACCAATACTAGCACGATTCAATGCCTTGCTCTTGATGATTGAGTTGTAGGCAGTGTACGGGAAAAGATTATAGTCTTCACCGTTGACCATGCGATTCTGTGTGTAGTAACGTGCAGGAGCACGTTGCTTGATTGCGTCAATGTTTTCACGACTTTGACTGTTGCTTACAGGATTGGTTATTCCGCAAGTAAATGTAATGGTTTGCAAGTTGCCTTTGCGGTCAATGTAGCTGATCGGCAACAGTACACTTTGCATTTCTTCAGGATTAATAATGTATTGCAAGCCGTTTGACGCACGAACATAAGCTCTAAACTGCCCTACTGGGATTTCAGAGAACACACCATCACCAAACACCATGGTAATTTGATCGTTTGTTCTTGAAGTTATAGAATATATTGGGCGCAGGCCAGTGAGTTGCTCTGTGACAGCAGCATAGATGTTATCAGTATAGGTCCACTCACGAGTAATGTTGCCTACATTATCCAATTGAAACAGCCAACGATCTTCGTTGTTGACACCTTCAACATTGATGTTCACAGTGCGATTACTAATACGTTCTGCCAAGTTGAAGTCTTGATTTTGTAGTGATCCCTGCTTGAAATAGAAAAAATATCCAGTATTAGCTGAGTTGAATCCCAATTGGTCGTTGCGGTACAGCACATTAAACGTTGCGTTTGGTACAGGACTTGGCTCATAGACATAGTCACGCCCCACGCTGGTTGATGTGACTGCTTCAAACGGCATTGAAATACCGTCTACTGTGGCATTGTAAGGTATTACTGGCAAAAATCCTTGTACCAAATTAACAGCATACTCATCGGTACGCACACCCAATATGGTTTGACGATTGCCGGGTCGACCAATTTTTTGACTGTCAACCAAGGCAGCATTGATAATAGTAGTAAACTGTTCTTGCCAGTCTGGGTTAGTGGGGTCAGCCCAGTTGATTGTAACGTTGCTGAGATTAACACCATTGTAGTCATAGACATTTTCAGTGGTTGTGACATTAAAAACTTTGAGATAGCCTTGGGCAGCAGTGTTGCGTTTGGCAGTGTAGCTGACAAGATTGGCCAAGCGCACAACTGAATCTCTGCGTTCTGCTGTGTCTAAATAGTTTTCTCGTGTGTTTAGGTCTGTGCGGAAAGCCAGTGCCTGGCCCATAAACGCAATAACGTCTAATAGCGCAATGAATTCGCTTGATTCAATGTAGTCATTGAATGTTTCAGGATAGTACAAACGTAGGTAATCAATAAAACTCTTACGTAGGGTTTCAAAATCGTAACTTTGAAAGTCAGCTTCGCGATAGGTTTGATAGATCTGTTTCCAGTCCTCTACCCCGAATATTGCTGTTTGTCTTGTGGTTTTTGCCATTGTTGCCTAGCCTTGCACTTTGAATTATTTATTGAAAACAAAAACGGCTAAGTTATACTATGGATGCTTGGCGCTGTTGTAAGTCAAAGAAAACACTGAGAATGTCAGCATTAGACCCAGCCACAGTGGCTATTTCTAACTGTAAAAGAAATCCGTTCTCTTGCGGAAAGCATTGAACATTGCTCACAGTGATTCTTGGATCTTGCGCAACTACTCTACTGACTTCGGCTTCAATGTTACGTTGTAGTTCTTCAATTTGATTTTCAAACAAGAAATCCCACAGCACTGTACCGTACTGTGGTCGGCCTGGCAGTTCGCCTTGTCTGATATTAAACGCATTCAACAAGTCTCGCTTGATTAACTCATAGTTGACCAAGGTAAACTTTTTGTATTGATTTATAGTATTGAACCCAACAAATGTAGTCATGCAGTATTTATTAGGCTGTAGCTTTGTCTAATTCAGCTTGAATGGCAGCTAAAATTTTGTCAATAACTTTGAGCACTGTTTTTAGCGTATCCTTGGCGCTGTCAATATTGCTTTGCAGAGGATTGCTGCCAAGGTCACGTGCTATTTGCTTGCCTTGATTTTCATATTTAATTAAATCACTCTCAACAAGTGTGACTTCGCCCTTGATGTATTCAAGTTGGTCTTTGAAAGCAATAAATTCTACTTTTTCTGTAGCTTTCCCCAATCCTTTGTTGATTTCTATTGTGCTCTTGAGTAAAGAAAATGCTTTTCCTGTAGTTTTCAAAGTGTCTGTGGACCACTGGTCAAGGCTGATCTTAGGCGGTTTGCTATCATAACTTACAGCTGGAATTTTAGCATTGCCCGTGATGCGAGTTGCAGCAGCGTTCAGGGTGTCACGGTTTACTGTGCCTTCGGCCACAGGTGGCGTTACTTCTTCTTTGAACGGTTCAGGAATTTTGGTTTGTGCCACTCCCACTGCAAATGCAGAAGCACTGGCTGTTTGATCAAAAGCTGTTTTTACACCTGTTGGTAACGGAAGCCCTTGTGCCCACTTCATGGTGTCAGGTACGCTTTTGGCTGCATTGGCCAAGGTACCAGCAAGAGCTTGTGGGTTTAGTTTGTCCGTGGGGATTCCAAGATTGCTCACAGCATCTTTGCCCACAGCCATGAGTTTTTGTTGTACTGCATCTTGAGTGGGCAAACTTTCTAATAGACCTGTCAAGCTGCTAATACCATCTTTACCAGTCCACACTGTGGGACTTTTGAGAACGTCAGTGAGTTTGTTGACGCCAGTGCTTAAAAAATTTGCAGCCGTACCTGGCTTGAGCAATCCTGCGGTTTCCAACTGGCTAGCATCTAGCCCAAATTTTCCTACACCAAGAGAGTTTGTAATTTGACCAGCAGTCTGATTGACTAATTTTCCAACTTGACCCAGCGTGGCAGTAATGTCAGGCACAGACAGTTTGCCAATAGGCACTAATGCTGTGGCTTGTTTGGCAAAATCTGCTACATTGATACCACTAGCCACTGGTGTTTTAGCTATGGCATTAGCAATGCCTCCCATAGTTGTTTGTGCAACACTTTTGACTGTATCCAGTGCTCCGGTTAGGCCTCCTGGCAGTGACGAGGCTGACTGCAAGGCAGTTTGTACCCCAGTTGCTATACCTGAGGCGGCTGCACTAAGTTGTCCAGGCGATGGTAAATTTTTCAATGCACCTTGTAGTGCACCTTGCGCACTGCCACCAATACCAGCAGCAGCTTGACCAACTTGACTTAGTGCAGACTGCAACCCATCAGCTGCCTGTGTGGCTGCACTGAGTGCGTCGCCTGGCTTGAATCCTACCAAACTGCCAGCGTCAATTTGCTTTTGAAATATGTCTCGAGCCTGTGCTTCAGTCAGTGTAGCAGGACCTTTTAGTTCAAAAGGTTGTCCATTTAAAGGATTAGTAAATTTAAAAATACTCATGACGCTGAAATCTCCACACCTGCTGGCATTGGCGGTGCACCTGGCGGAGGTGATGGCTTGCCATCTTCTAATGTAACTTCAACATCCACGCCTTTGTTGTGATAGCTCCATGGTTCGTGCGTTGGTGCTCGGGTAACCACACTCTCAAGTTTGTCTTTGACCACTTGCCAACCTTTGCTGGTGTCAAATTCAGCGTCATCTAGCAGTGTTTTTTGCAGTGGTTGTGGCGCAGTAACAGAAGCTGCGGCTGGTCCATTCAAGTCAATACCTCCCGCACTTAATGTCAAACTGCCGCCACCTGCCCAAGATCCTGTAGCACTCTGCAAAGCCAACGCACCATTGGCCTTGACAGACACTGCTGCTTTGCTGTACAAAGTTAAATTTTGTTGAGCAGTGGCTATAAGATCAATTTCAGCTTGAAGTTGGATAGTTTCTGTGGCCTTGGCCTTGATATTTCTACCTGCAAACATGTTGATATCTCGATCAGCATGCAAATTGATGTCGCCTTGTGTTCTAATGTTTACTGAGTTGGTGCTGAAAATATCAATTGTGCCTTCTTGTCCCAACTCAATCCAAGTTTGTCCATTGGCATGCAGAATATACAAAAAGTTACCTGAGTCATTCATGGTAATCTGATGGCCTTTGGCTGTTCTTAATCTAAACAGTTGATTGTTGCCATCAATGTCCCCGTCATCCATGACCAAGGTGTGTCCGCCCATGCGGCCAATTACCTGCAGATCAGCAGGTTTTACTTCACCTGAATTTAGTTTGGCTCTAGCATCACTAGGAGCAAGTCCACCTTGATACACTGCGGTGCCTGGAGTGCTAATACCAAATACTGCACTGGGACTTTCGCGTTGACTGCTACTGCGTATGGGACCACGTTCAATATCTTCAGCCACACCTTGTTGAAACATAGCTGCCGCAACCACACTGTGCACTGGTTTGGCTTGATCAAAAAATCGTGTGCTGTTGTCAGCTGCTTGGTTATTGACGTTGATTTCAGTTACTGGCAGTAAACTAGCCTGTGCAAAGTATGTGCCTTGATTGACGTTTTCAGTTACATAGTTGCTTTCAGCACCAATGGCTGGCACCATGTGGTTTACACCGTTAACAGGAACCACGCCAATGTAATAGCCTAGTGTAGGATCGCCATTGACAAATATCACTACTACCTGCACGCCTATGTCTGGTGGTGTAAACCACATGCCATAACTGTTGGGGTTGCCCGGGTAACTGCCTGAACCACTGTCAGCAGTGTTGCCAGTAGGGGTACTACCGTAAAATGGAGGCATGTAGTTTACAGTGATCCATTTGGAATCATCATCTTCGTTGCCGTCAGCAAAAGTTTCTAAGTACACTTGCAACCGTCCAGTGCGTGTGGGGTCTATGTTGTTTTTTACAACGCCTAGAAATGGGCCAAAATCCGTTGGTGCTCCACCACGATCTTGTTTGTAGTTGCCTGGCCTGCCCTTGCTTCGTTGAATGTCATCAGTCATGTTTAATATTCTCTACTACCAGTTTCTGGTCTAGTTGGTTGGCTTCCTACTGTGGCCGGAGCAGCACGGGCTCCCGTAGCAGGATCTTGTCCTGCTAATCGATTTAATACTCTATCTAAAAACCCAACTTGTTGTCCATTACTGGTAGCTGGTTTTGGTGGAGGAATAGGTGCAACTGTGTCTTTGGCCCCAGGTGGTGCTGGTGGGAACTGTCCACTTGTGCTGGTGCCCGTGGATGCTCCGGATGCGTCAGGTACAGGCGTAGCACCATTTTGTCCGTATTGTTGAGCTCGTGCCGCATTGGCCTGTGCGGCTCTGTCACGCAGGCTGCCAGGTCTAATATTGGGATTGCCCAATCTAGTTTGATTTGTCAAGGTTGGGTTTCCAGTGGCAGCACCACCGCCAGTAACAGTGCCTCCTGCACCTACCCACCCAGACCCAGATCTAGCTGGCACATTGGCTGCTGATGTTGCTTGTGGTCGCGGATCTTCAGCAGCCACTGGCGGTGCTGTGGGTGCTTTGTTTTTCTCACTAGGCATAGGCAATGTGTACTGTACAGCATCAATTATCTGTGTAAATTTGCCTAATTTAAACTCGCTGATAACTTTTCTTGCTTTGTAAATCACACTTTGTCTAGGTTGGCGATCACCAAAAGTTTTTAAGGTACGTGCAAAAGGATCAGCCAGGCCAGTATTCAAATCATAATCTTCTGGTCGCTGCCAGGCCACTTCGTATAACACATCTTGTGTGTCAAAATTTATTGTGCCGTCTGGTTCAAACGGGTTGTTGTTTATACTAGCACCGTCAATACCAGATATGCTGCCTTGAGTGATCCAAGCAGGGTCGCCCAAGATAGTAATTTTACTGTTGGCGGTGTCACTGGTATTGTACAAATATTCTGCAGCCGAAGCTGCCAACTCATTGGCCTTGCTGTCACTGCCCTGACTGCTTTGATTACTACGAGCATAGTAGTGCAAAAACGGCACATCTCGCATACTACTAAAAGTTTTTTGGCGTAATTCAGCGGCAGCATTTTTGCCTGGTTCACTGCCACTTACTGTGAGAGCATATGATTTGTTGAACTCTGCACTGTAATCTAGCACAGCAGTGTTGACTCCAGTAAACCACCATGGATAACTTTTGTGAATGCCCGGGAAACGTCCCAGAGGAAAATACGGACTAAACATTTCACTCACAGCATATCTACAAATGGTATAAGTTATTTCGTAAGCATAATCATTGCGTTTTTTATCATAATTGAGTTGCCGAGTTGACATAAGGATTCTAAACCAATACATGTTCTCTGGATTAGATCTAGGATTGGGCACTGGTTGATTGGTACTTTCGTCAATGACTGTGGTAGCTTGATTGGTAATGTACGAGCTGTTTCTTATTATGGTATCTAGAGCCTGCACCAGCTGAGTACCAGCTTTGACACTGACATTGCGTTGAGTGTTGTCAACTTGTTGTTTGTCTGGGCTGGCTGATGATGTATTTTGACTAGCAGCCTGTGACATAGGTGCTGTTGATTTATTTTTAGTTGTGCCCGGTTTGGTTATGGAGCCATTTTCTATGTCTTTGGCATCACTGGCAAAATTTATAATATATCTGTCGGCTTGTTCGTAAACACCTTTCTTGACCAGTTCATCTTGAATGTCATTCATAGCCTTGAGCAAGCCCTGCTTGATAGTCTTGATTGTTGGCTGCGGTGCAGAGTTGGCCTTGGGTGGGGGTGGGGTATTGGCCGGAGCAGCATCAGCTTTTTGAGCCTGCGCTCGATCGTATCGGGCCAGGCCGCCAGTAGTAGTAATAGGGGCAGTGGTAGCTGCTCCTGGTTGTGCAGCAGAGGCTGGTGGGGGCACATATTGGACGCCACCACCCAGCACTTCTTTTACTGTACCGCCACTGACTTCAAGGTCAAAGGGTATAGTTCCACGACGCTGACTGGTAGCAACGGCATTGTGAGCGCCAGTGCACTCAAATTCATAACTGACTTGTTTGCCGTTCACAGCCCATTTTATGTTGTTAATCCTAAAAGGAATATACTTTTCCACAATGGAATTAGTGTCTGACAGATTGCTGTCGGGGTCTGGGCTTTGCTTACCAGCTATCAATTTGCCATTGATGTCGTAGCCATAAAATCTTATGACCATGAGATACTCAGCAGCAACATAGTTAATTTTACCAATAGTGTCTTTTGGGGCTAGGTCTTGTACTGCTTCGTAAATTCTATCAATTAAAGTTATATTTTGAGGTTCAACCACTGTGAACTTCAAGGTAGCTGTTTGGTGTGGGCTGCCGTTGTTGCCGCCTGCGCCTACTACATTTTCCAAAGTGAGTTGGTCAATGTAAAAGTCATTGGGAAAAAATGGATTACGGCCAGCGTCAGGCGAATCTCGTCCAGGTAACGCTGCGTTAGGTGCAAATCCAATACCTTCACTTTCTAAGTCGGCCTGAGCTGTAGCAAACCCTGTGCCTAGCACTCCTTGCGCACCTCCAACGTTTTTTGCAGCGCCGCCACTTTGAAACAACAAATAATAATTGTTGATCAACTTGCGTCGACTGGTAGCAAATGCATTAAACTGCTCAGGACTGAATAGGTATACAGAAATTTGATAGGTACAACTAGCAAAATTGTCAAGCACATTGGGCTGTGGCTGGATCAGTTGCTTGGTACTAACATCCTTGGCATTGGCGTCTACTTGAGATTGTTCTGCAGATGGAGGCGGATTGTCATCAGTTGCGCCAACACCTGGATCTATGCTGGCAGAGGCGCTGGCTATACCGCCAGGATTGTATAGTTCACCAGTTTCAGGATTACGACGAAGATTACTTAATGAGCCATCTTCAGTTCTAACTCCAAATCCAATGGCCTGGCCATCTTGGTTTACCCCGTTAGTGGCCTGTGTTTGCGCCAAGGTTTTAACTGCTGGATTAGTGTTAGTATCTACAGCACCAGTGGCTTGAGTCACTGTTACATCAGCATTGGTAGGCGTTGTAACTGGTGGTGGGTTGACTACTTGTCCAGTGACATTTACTGTTTTGGGTGGCTCTGCTACTGGGTTTGGCGGCTGTGCTGCCTGTGCTTGTTGGCCGGCACTTTGAGGTGCCGGCGGTTCTGTGGGCTGTTGTTGTGCAGCCTGTCTTTCTAAATTGGCAATCTGTGTGTTGATTTCGCCTATACGATTATTGACTTGATCATACTGCTCTTCCAGTCTATTCACTTCTGAAAACAAGCTATTAGAACCGTCAATATCCCCACTCAGCTTTAGTTGCTTTGCTTTTCTTCGCACAGAGTCAATTTCTGCACTGATCTGGTCGCGCTGTGCTAGAAGTCCATTCAGCTCGCTTTGAAGTATTGTAATTTCGCCTTGGGCCATAAATTAATACCCCAAATTGCTTTTGAGTGTGTCAGATTTGGGCAAATATATTTCTGTCCCTGTGACAAAATCTAACGGGGGTGCTGTTAGTGTGTTGGGATTGCGTTGATAGAATACCCACCACAAGCTGCCAGTGCCATACAAGTCATAGGCCAACAAGTCTGGTCTGTATTGATAAGTGGTATTGATAGTGAATCTAATGTCGTCACTTTGTTTGGGTACAGGTCGGTTAACCATGACATCCAAGAAAAATTGAGTGTACGGTGTAAGAAAATATGGACTTGTTGCATCGTACTGAGCCATTACCAGAATCCTTGTTTCAATAAATCACCATTAGCAAAGCGATTCAAACTGAATTGCTGACTGACTTGACTGCGTGTGTTTACTGGCAGCAACGTGATTGAGATTTCAATCTTGGTGGGCACGTATGTAGTCTGACCTGTGCCACTGACTTTTTGTTGTACAGTACCAAGATCAACTGGGCCACCTGGGTTGGCTCCCTTGGGCAGGCCAGCATTTTTCAAACGATTAATAACTGAGCTCAATGTGCTGCCTGGACTACTGCTGGTAAGTTGTTGCCTTGGAGCCAAGGACAATCCTTGGTTGTTGGGGTCAACTCGGATGTAATCAACGTCAGCTGGCAAATTGTATTGAAAACTACTGATCAATACTGGATGGTTGTTGAATTGATATTCGCCCATGCCATCTAAAAAGCACAGTGGTGGTGGTGCTCCGCGCTGTTCGTCTTGTCCATAAAACATCTTTGTGACTGAGCGGAAAAAGTGTATCACTGCCAACAGGTATGTGGCTTCAGCAGTGTCTTGTGCAGTGAATGCTCCTGTAATCTGTATGTCGCCTACCTGACTGTTTTTGTAAAAGTATCCACGATGATTGCTGTGTGTTAATTCATACTTGTCGTAGTTGGCAGTGTAGTTTGTTTGTATACTAGGAGTATAGGGAAAAATTATACCGTTGGTACTTTTTAAAACTTTTAATATTCCTGGGTCATCACTGTTGTAAAGATAATCTGAGCCAGTGGCCAGGCTTAGTCTTACCCGCCAATCGCCTTGTGTGGTTTGATTGAATCGTTGCTGAATAGTAGACTGTGCTTGGGCGTTGGCCAGTTTGGCCTTGGTGTCAGATGCCGCGGCTGCATCTACTGCTGCGGCATCATTACGTTCGGCCAGTGCTGATGCAGAGTCGGTATTTAATGAACTACCATATCCTGGGTTAGTGTCAGGATTAACATTTTCAGCTTGTCGTGCAGCAACTGCCGCATCAACTCCGCCAAACTCGTCAGTCTGTCCGCTAAACAATCCTGGTTCAACATCTGTGGCTTCTGTGGCCAAGACACGACGATTTTCAGCTTGTTGTGCATCAAGTGCGTCAGCTTCTTCGTCTGTCAATACTGGCACGTCTGCAGGTTCAAACTCAATTGGTACAGTTTCTTCAGCGGCAAGTTGTGCTTGGAATCGTGCTTCCTCAAAAGGATCAGTGTTGGGATCAACATTTTCAGGGTCAAACACTGATTCGCCATCAGCGTTGAATGTTTCGCCAGGATCAAATACGTTTTCGCCAACATCTTGTGTGGGATCAAACACACTTTCAGATACTGGTTGCCCAACACCAGGGTCAAATACATTTTCTTGTATGCCTGGATCTTCTAGCGCACTCACTTGAGGCGGGCCATTACCGTTGTTGTTTATCACAAATGCGTCGGCGTTTGCCTGTGCAGCTATTTCATTTTCAAGGATGCTGGCTTGTTGTGCTTCGTTGTTTGCAGTGGCGCTATCAATATTATCTTGTGCTTCATCAATTACTGCTGCATTTTCTGCGATGCTGGAAAGTTGGGCAGCATTGTTGGCCTCTAATTCAGCACGTCGATCATCGCCAATGGTAGGGTCAGCAAGTTCAGCATTGTTTTGATCAATGGTTGCTTGGGCACGGCGTTGTTGTTCTTGTGCAGCAGCTTGGGATTCTTCGTTGGCCAATATTGAGCGATTGTTAACCTGGGTGTTTATGTTGGCTCTGTCAATCTGCGCATTTGCTTCATTGATGTTAGTGAGATTTGTTTCAGCGTTTGGAGTCAGAGTTGAGTCAGTGGCACGAACTTGTGTGGCTTGCCTGCTTAACTCAGCAGTGTTGTAATCTGGCGTTTTGTATGCAGATCCGTAATCAGTTGCACCAGCCACTGATGTCTTGGTAGTCTTGTTAAAAAGGCCACCAAACAAATTACCAATAGTTCCTAGCGCATTGTCTATAGGCGCAAATCCTGTGGTAAGTTTTGACAACCCAAACCCAGATGCATTTAATGTAGACCCCGGCAACTGGGGTATACCCAGTCTGGCACGAACATACGGATCAGTGGGATCTGCTCCGCCAAGTTTTTGCAATTGAGTTGGGGATAGACCAGCAGTGGGGTCGTTAAGTTGTGCAGCCGCAGTTACAGCAGGGTTAGGCAGCGCGGCATTTGGATTGAATACATTTTCGCCTACATCTTGTCGTGGATCAAATACAGACTCACTGGCTGCTGTTTGGTACTCAACAGTTTCAGCATTTGTCGTAGTGTTGGGTACTTTATTGACCGTAGGAGGGTTAGGTGGGTTTGCTACTACTGTAGTTGTTCCGCCGTTGCCGTCAGCACCTGTTGGGGTAGTATTTGCCATTTCTGTTTCCTGTGCATTATTTACCGCTAATAAAAACGGCATAGTTTAACAAGAGGTTGACAATTGTTGTAAATATGCTACAATCCTATTAAGGAGACTTATTTACATGACATTAATTGCAAAACCTGCTGCCAAGGTCAATTATCTCAACAACAGAGATATCTTAAAAGAAATACACCACAGCAAAAACACATACTGTAGCTATCGTGATCCAGTAACAGATCATCAGTATGATATAATTTTACCTAGTATTAGTAAAATCAATCAGCGCACAATTGTTGAAGCAAGAAAAAATCGTGCTGACCGTATCAAACGCGAAACAGGCGAAGTGATTGATCAAAAGAAAATTCCCAACACAGATCTTGTGTTTAGGATCACTTGCTGGGAACACATCCCCATGGCACCCAAAAAAGTCACCAAAGCACAGGCCAAAAAACGCAGACTAGAAGATATTTTAGATCTAGATGATGCTACAGAAGATCCGCCAGAAGACGAGTTGTTGGACATTCCTGTACTGAGTCCCACACACATGAGAGTTAACTTTCCCCCGTTTTTTCACTACAGAATCAACGAACACAAGATACCTTTCATAGTTGGTAAATCACACTGGAAAGGCAATTTGGAAACAGGAGAGTTTTCAAAGGACCATGGCAACATGACTCGCAAGTTAGCCATGATGTTTATGAAACTGTGCGAACGCTATGCCACACGTTCCAACTGGCGTGGCTACACCTACAACGAGGAAATGCGTGGACAAGCTCTACTTCAACTTAGTCAAATTGGTCTTCAATTTGACGAATCAAAATCGCAAAACCCCTTTGCTTACTATACCGCTGCTATCACTAATAGCTTTACACGGATTCTTAACATTGAAAAGAAAAATCAAAATATCAGAGATGACATCCTGGAGATGAACGGCTTGAACCCATCATGGACTAGACAGAACTCTGGCAAAGCTGGCATGGCTGCCATGTCCGGACCGGTTGTATCTAGCCTGGATCAGTAGTATACTAGCAGGATGACTAATCTATTCCGCAAAGCCGCAATCTTTACTGACATACATTTTGGACTCAAAAGCAATTCAACTCTGCACAATGAAGATTGCCTGGCTTTTGTAAAATGGGCCACTGCCAAGGCCCGAGAGGAAGGCTGTGAAACTGCCATGTTCCTAGGTGATTGGCACAACAATCGGGCCAGCCTAAATATTGTTACTCTAAACTATAGCCTTCGATCACTGGAACACCTGAATGCTAATTTTGACCGTGTGTATTTTATACCTGGGAATCACGATCTTTATTATCGCGACAAGCGTGATATTCAGAGCGTGGAGTGGGCACGCCATCTCCCCAATGTGGA